CCGGCAGACGGGGCAGCTTTAGACTGGTAGTCGACAGACTGTATGCGGCTGATAATGGCAGCATCTCCATGGAGTTTGACTTTTCCGAAGAGGTGCTGCGGCGTGCCTTGCTGAACATATACAGCAGGGACTTTCATCCGGTAACCGAAATCGAAATCAACCTGTTCAATGAAATATGGGCAAAGATGAACAAGGCGGCAAAGGAAGGGTTCCGCAAATCCAAGGCCATTACTCCGGACGAGGATTTCAGAAATGCCATACTCCGGAACAACGCCGTATTCTCGGCATTCAAGGTACATCGTATGCAGAATGACATGGCACGACTTTTATTGGATTCAAACGGTATTTTAAAACCGTTCGACAAATGGGTACAGGAAGTCTTGCCCATTGCTTCTCATCAGGTTCGTCACTGGCTGCGGACGGAGTATGATACGGCGGTCATCCGGGCGCATCAGGCGGCTGACTGGCAACAGTTCCTGCGCGAACGCGATATTCTGCCCAATCTCAAATGGCTACCATCTACTTCCATTCATCCGGGGGCTGACCACCGCCCATTTTGGAATACCATCCGACCGATTGACGATCCGTTCTGGAACATCCACCGACCGGGAGACCGGTGGAATTGCAAGTGCGACCTTACAGCCACCGATGAGGAACCGACACCACTTCCGGACGAAGACGACAAGAACAAGCCACACCCCGGACTGGATAACAATCCGGGAACGGACGGCAAACTGTTTTCCGACAATCATCCATATCAGACGGAAGCCCACGAGGGTGCCAAAAAAGCGGTGGATAAACTTATGGCGCGCATTGATGAAATGATTGCGGAAATGCCGAACAGTCTTACCAGGGAGGAAAAAATGGCCATTGCCCGGAACAACCTCGAAATAGAAAAGGCTCTTAAAATCAAAAAAGGGAAACCTATGGATGTGGATAAGGCGGATAAACAGAATGCGAATCCCAAACACGTGGACGAGTATATTCCTGATCCTAACGGGATATATCGTGATAAAAGGGGAAACCGTTACCGGAAGAACAGCGATTACGATAAAAAACGAGATACTCCATACAGCATCAACTGTCAGACTTGCGCACCGGCATACGCTTTACGGTTAAGAGGATGGGATATTACAGCCAAGGGCAATGTTGCAGGGTCAAAACTTGAATACCTGAGTAATGGGCGTGCTTTTGAAGTCTGGAAAAACATCGATGGTACTCCGGTGCAGCATATAAGTATAAACAATTGGGTTGCACACAAAGGATACCTGAAAATGACGCCTAAAAGATACATGGAGTATTTCAATGAAGTATGCAAAGAAGAAGGCGTGTATGAATTGAGTATCGGTTGGAAAAGCGGGGGCGGACATGCTACAATCCTGCAACGTTTCGCAGACGGCGAACTAAGGTACATAGAACCCCAAAGCGACAATTCTGCCGGTTCCGGGATGGAATGGAAAGATGTGAAATATTTATGTGAAATAGGAGCTGCAACTTCCCACAGCTGCAGAGGAGTCCTGAGAATTGACAATAAATTATTCGATGTCTCCTTCCTCGATATTTTCGATACATGAATCGATAACGTCAAGGGATAACGGACCGGTTATTTCGGTTGCTTCTTTACCGTCATACAGGTAAACAAAAGGATAACCGGTACAGGAATCTTCTGGGAACTTGAATACATAGGCTTCCTGACCTTCATAAATACCAAGGTATTCGAAGGTGTCACCGTATTGCTCAATAAGCGCACGGGCCTCATTCTTCACTTGTTCCGGTATATTCATAACGCATAAAAGGCATATTGGAAGCCTTGGTTGCAAAGTTATAAATTATTCTTGAATTACTAATGATTATGGACATAAAAGATTTTGCAGAACTGATAAAGCGGAAACGTGACAGACTGGACAGCATGATGCGGCGCAAAATGCCGGTCATGGTAGGACGTATGGCCAAAGACCATTTTCAGGATAACTTCCGCCAGGGTGGTTTTGTTAATGGCGGTCTTCACCCTTGGCCAAAATCCAAACGGCTGTCTTCGGGGGGTACCGATGCCGCCAGCAATTATGGTACGCTGCTCTCCGGCAGGAAGCATCTTTTCAAATCGGTCGGATATACACCTGCCGACTACCGGGTAAGGGTGTTTAACGAGGTGGTCTATGCACCCGTCCACAACTGGGGCGGCGAAATCGATGTCACCGTCACAGACCGCATGAGGCGCTTTGCATGGGCCAAGTTCTACAAGGCTTCGGGGAAAAGGGAAAAAGCCGGCACAGGGCAAAAGAAACGTGTTAAACGGCGTTCCAAACCGAAGGAACTGAATCCACAGGCACAGTTCTGGAAGAACATGGCACTTACCAAGAAAAAGAAACTGCACATCCGCATCCCGCAGCGCCAGTTCATGGGCGAAAGCGAAGAATTGAACAGCCGCATACGGGAGAAGGTGGAGCAGGAAATTACCAACATTTTAAACGAATAACGATATGGACGAAATTTTTATCGCAATCATGGAACAGATTGCACAGGAAATGCCGGAACTCTCGCTCATTGATGAGGACTACGGACAATTGGAAATGGGGGCAGAAGAAGACCAGTACCCGGTCACCTTCCCTTGTGTATTGATTGGAAATGCCAGTTCCGACTGGCACGACCTTGGATATGGGGTACAGAAAAGCGAATCCATGCTGACCGTCCGGCTGGCTATCGATTGTTACGACGATACGAGCTACGCATCCGGCACGTATGACAAGGTAAGGGAAAGGCAGCAGCTGGCCGGTAAATTATACAAGTCACTGCAGTGCCTGCAATGCACGGACAACGCTTCGCCACTGGTACGCGAGAAAAGCCGCTCGTATGCCATGCCGGGAGGCATCAAGGTGTTCGAACTGGTCTTTTCGTTCACACTGCACGATGAGACCGCTATGCCGGTATAGGAGGAGTCACTGGGTGGGGAAGAGTTCCAGTTGGGCAGCGGTCAGACGGGGAGCCTTGACCTTGGGTACAGGACGGATGGGGCGATCGCTGCCTTCCCGCGTCTTCCGCCGGATGATGGCCATGATACGTTCTTCGGAGATAAAGAATTCGCGCTCCGACAACACTTTTAAAGCATCGTCGAACCGCAACCGCTGAATTTCTGTCCAATAGTAGTAACGGCGGCACAGTGCCTCGTCACGCAGCTTGATCAATTCTTTATCCCGTCCTTTGCCCATACGCTTTATTTCTCTTACAAAAATAGCTGATTTTCATCGAATTTAAAAACAAAAGCGCCGCAATCTTGACAACTGCGGCGCTTTCTGTTTACAGGGTTAACGGTTTCTGGTTACAAACGGCAGAAACTGGGTTCAATGCGGGTCCATACACCGTTTTCAGGGTTACGGCGGCTGAAGTAGTAGTTGGTGGCATTGCGCTGCACCACGTTGGCTTCCTTGAACAGGCGCATGATGTCTGCATATTCTTCATCGAACTTGTCTTCCAGTTCGTAGAGCTTCGAAATACTCTTGTAGTCCAGATCGCCCATCTTGTTGCGCTCCAGCAGGGTCATGGCCATCTGATACATCGGATCATCCGAACCTTTCTCACTGTTCTGCATGTAGCGCTTCAGATAGTCAATCAAACGGTCGGCTGCCATGTCGGCTCGTTCATCGAAGCCTTTCACCTTGTTGCTTTTCACCTCCAGGCGGAAGTCACCGTCCGTAATGGTGTAGCTGCGCTGTTCGTCGCTTTTCACCTGGCCGTATTCCTTCATCACCTTGGTAAAGGCATCGGCTTCTTTTTCCAGCCATCCGCGAAAGCCTTTGACATCCTCAACCAGTGAGGTAACTTTCGACTTCACGTCTTGCATAAACTCACCGCGTAATGCCTCGTAAGTTTCACGACGGGCGATGCGGTCCTCTTTCTCTTCTTGCTGCAGCTGGGCCATGAGGGCTGCTCGCTGTTCTTTACTCAGGGACTTGACGTCCACACTTTGATTGTTCTTTTCCATGTTTAAATCATTTTGAATGTTCATTACTTGTTTTTATTCCTCCTCGTTATCCTGCATTTCCGGTTCATCGTCTATCAGCATGGCCTCCCCATTGGCATACGCCCAGTCGGCCAGTTCGTTGAAAAACTCGGCTGCATCCTGGTTCTCCAGATCGGATGTCGTTAGAATCACGTCTTTTCTGATGCGCTCAAGCGCTTCATTTGCTTTTTTATCCATATCGTTCTATTTATCAGTTAAACCTCCTTTTCGTTGGATAGCCCGCAGTTTGACGGACAGTTGGTCCAATTCTGCTGCACTAATCCTGACAAAGGGTTTGCCGGCTATCCGGGGATTGTTGCAAAATGCGTTGATTCGGTCCCAATCGGTGGTGTCAATCCCCAACTGTTGCATCAGTTTCAGACATACGCTGCGTTTCCGCCGCAGTTCCTCGCGAAGTTTCTGTCTCCATTCATCCTGCCCGGTTAGTTTCTCCAAGGCGCTGCAGCAGGCTTCATATTCCTTGGATGTCATTTCACGGAGGCTTTCCGTACGGTCCCACGTGTACTGCAGAACGATTTGCTTCTTTAGTCCTTCTCGGTCTCCTGTACAGGGCAGCTTATTGAACGAAGCATAAAACCGGGCGAAATTTGTCACTTCCTGTGCCATCTTTATTGTATTAGTCTATTAATAATTGGAATCCTTTTTCTGTAATATACATATCCTCACGTTCTATCCACGGTTCTCTCAAATCATCATCTTCTTCTTTAGAATCCGAGAAATTCAAACGAAAGCTGTCTTCAAGATTGCGATCTATTTGCTCCTCTATGTCAGCAATACTTACATCTTCAGGAACTGCTCCTCTAAACTTTACAAGTACCGTAATTTCTTTTGCCATAATTCAAAAACTTAAAGGTTATTCAAACAATACTTTAATGCCACACGAACTGGCCACGTCAAGTTCCAGCTTGGCTCCCTTGCTCAGTTCCCAGTCTTTCAGCATATAGATATAGTCGCAAGCCACCAGCAGGGCAATGTCGGCCCGCATGTGGGCTTTCCAGTGGGCTTCTTCCGGCAGGCCGTTATTAAATGGGTTTACCGGATCGTAACCCTCGGCTCTCAGCAGTTCTTCTGCACGCCCGAAGGCTTCCTTGCGCTCTGCTATATCATAGTGGGCAATGGCTCCACTGATATACACTCGCTTGTTCTCTATCTCCTCACCGCGTTGATAAGCCTTATGGCGTTTCCATCGCTCCGGAATGACTACGCTGTAATTACACGAACGGCAGCAGCTGCCTTCCTCTTTCACGGGGAACGGGTTGTATCCGTTACCCTCTAACGCTTTGCCGCAGATGCAGCAGGTTCTCTTTTCATTTTGCGCTTCCATTATTCAATGTTTTGATATGTATTTTACATCCGGGATGCCACATTCGAATACGGTTGGCAAACATGGTATCCGTCGTTTCTATCACTATGTGCCCTTGTGTCTTGGCTCTGCGCAGACGAATGTCTGTTTCTATGTTACATTCCAGCCAGTCTTCCATCACGCCCAAGGCTTCACGACCAGGCAGCAATATCTGGTACAGCTTATTCTCCCATTCCATCATTCAAGTATTCCTCCATTTTATCATCTTTCAATGTTTTGGCAGCACCTTCTTCCCAAATCACATAGGGTTCACCGGGCTTTTCCATAAAACGGCTCTTACACCAGGCCTTGAAGCAGCTCACCATGATTTTCACATCGGCATCATATTCCACCTTGCGGGCGCTTCTGCCTGCCGGATGAGATCCTTCTGCATGGCTGATGAAGATAAACAGTTTCTTGGGGTGGCGCTCCTTAAACTCCTTGTAGGTCTTGTAGTTCAAGCCGCTGTATTGGAAGCTGTCGATAATCACGATGCCGGGACTGCCACGGCGCTGCAGGCGTTCCTCCAGCTGGTCCATCGACTCGCGGTCAAGAATAACCAAACGCTTGCGCACTTCGTCCATCTTATGTCGTTTCAGACTCATCTGGAACGAAAGGCCGGTGCTTTCCTCAAGGCTGTCATAGATCACGCGTCCAAAGCCGCACAGGTACTTGGCCAGCTGCATCACAAAGCTGCTCTTTCCGTTCCCGCTGGCACCCCAGATAATCCACACGCCGCTTTTGGCAGGGTTACCTATCGAGGCTTGCCAATCCCCGGTAAATTCATACCGGGGTATCTTCATATTCAGCACCTCACCGGGGCTGTAGGCTCTTTTCAGTTTCATGCTTGCATCCTCCTTAATTTTTCGATTTCGGTATATACGCGCCGCAAGCCGCCTCCGGTGCTGTGAACAATCTTGGCAATGTCGGCACCGTCCGGGGCATTGATTTTGGCCACGATGGCAGCCTGTGCCTTCAGGAATTTTTCTCGTTCCTGTGCATCATCCGGGGTCACCTTGCTGTAGGAGTCACCGTAGCGACTCAACATTTCGGTATAACCCACCTTCTTGCCTTCGATGGCGCGGTTGATCTTTTCCTTCAGCCCGTCTGCACCCATCATATACCACGCACAGCAGCGCTCGGTGGCGTTCCACAGGGCCTTCAGTTCAAGGAAGGCTTCATACTGCAGGTCCCCGGCTTCATCCAGAATAACCAGGGGCGTATCTATCGTGCGGAGGTAAGCCACCAGATCCTCATACACGTCGCTGTAGCGTCCGTTGCTGGTCACACCGAATTCCTTGGCAATGTAGCGTATCAGCTTCAACTTGGTCTTCACCTGGCTGCAGTCCACATATACGGCGTGCTTGTGCTGCTTCACGTAAGCTTTGGCCGTAAAAGTCTTGCCGATATTGGGCATATCGCACAGGATGGCGCTCAGCCCGCTTCCCTGGCACACTTCCAGCTGCTTGCTCACAAACACATAGGTCGGGGTCTGTGCTGCCTGCCAGGGCATTTCCGTACGCAGTTGCACGCCCAGTCTTCGGGCTATGCCTACCCAGTTGGCATCACTGACCTGCTTTTCATAATTGCCCCGCTTGATGGTATTGTACACACTGGGGGCTATGCCCAGTGCCGTAGCATGACGGTTGTCACTGGGATAATTTTCACGGTCGGCGGCTATCGCTGCCACAATACGTTGCTTTACTTCATTTGTTATTTCCATTTGAATGCTGTTTTAAATTCGTTCTAACGTCGTTAATTATATCTTGGCTACTGCATCATGCTCGAAAGCACTGATGTCCATATAGGCTGAGTAATCGTCTTCTTCGGCTTGTGCAGGAAGGGGAACGGCTTCAGCCTGTACCTCTGTTATCAGTTTCGCTTCCTCTTTGGCAAGGATGCCCACACGCTTGATCTTTCCGTCCTTCATCATCTTGTCGAATTTGGCTACATACTTGGCCTGTTCGGTATAGGCTGCCCTGTCGGCTTCGGTCTGCTCGGCTGTATTCTCATTGTAACGGGCTACGGCCTTGCAGGTGGCGATATATCGTCCGTTCTGGTAGATATATACCTCGCTGATGGTTCCGTCGGCATCGGGCAGATAATAGGCATCTACCTTGTAGTTTCTCGGCTCCAGTTTTTCGATGATTTCCGGGCTGGGCAGTCCGTATTGGTTGTACATCACCGTGCAGTAGGTGTTCTGCCGGATGGTTGTTTCGGTATGCTGCCCGATGAACCGGTAAAGAACGGCCTTGTCCCAAGGGGCAAGGTTCGGGTTCTGATGGGCGCAAAGCACATCCCAACGGCTCATGCCCGGATAGCGCTTTTGGTTGGGGTGAGGCTGTGCGTTGAAGGTCTCAATGGCGCGTATATCATCGGCTACCAGTTCTTCATAACTATAGGTCTTCACCTTGTAGGTGTTGTTCTTTTCGTCATACACCTTTTCTTCCTTCGGGCGGTTGGCTTCCAGCTTGGCCCACCAGCGGCCAATGCCTACCTGCGTGCGTTTCTCCACACCGTATTTCTTTTCGCGGTTCTTGTGCTCGGCACGTTTTTCACGCGAGTTCCCGGGGTTACACCAGCGGATCAGGGGGAAGACGGTACCGGCTTGCATCAATCCGTCGGCAAAGTCGCTTACCAGGTGGTGTTCCACTTCCAACTCGGCGGGGATATACATGCCGTTCCGGTCCAGAGTCTGGAACATGTTTCGCATGCAGTCCAAAAACAGCTCGCCTGTCTTGTACCGGTTGTAGGCATATCCCACTACAGCACCGCTCACCACATCGTAGGCATAATAGGCTTTCACGCGGTTGCCGTCCTTCATTGGGCGCGGCAGGTCGCGGTCGTCAAGCGAAACCTTACTCAAGGAATATTCACCGATGCTGCGCAGATGGTAGGGGCGGTAGGCGTTGTTGAAATCCCATTGGCTCATGTGCAGCTTACCGCGAAGGGCCTTGTTCTTGGGGTTGTTTAGGTAGTTGGCTACTGTGGCCGGGCTCAATACCAGCGGATTTCCATCCTTGTCGGTAAAGTCTGCCGGATTCAACACCTCGCCGGTTTCGGGGTCATATAGCTCCAGTTCTCCTTGCACAAATAGATTGTACTGTTCCCACACGGTGGTATTGAAGGGCTGCTCCGGTTGGGCATCGATGCTCAGCAGCAGGCGTTCAATGTCATAGGTCACTTTCCGGCGGTTCTGGTTCATGAACTTGCGGCTGATAAGGCTTTCATAGCCGTTGGCCTTGAAGTCATTCACACGCTTCTTGAAGCGGTTGGAACTGACAGGCAAGGTATGTCCGAACTCTGCTTGGTAGTAACTGATGGCTCCAGCCAGTTCTCCCCAGTTCACCGGTCCTGCCTTCATGGCCTTTCGCATAAACGTGGCATCCTCCATGGCACGCATCACTGCCTCAATTACCGAAGCGTTTACCGTATATTCTTGGATGTGTTCCGGTGGCAGTGCATCTCCGTTGTCAAAACGAAACCGGGTGTAAAATTCCCGGGCTTTCGCATCGATGTGATAATGGCTGCCGAGCCAGTTTCTTATTACGTCTTCTTTCATATCTCCGTATTTTAGTTTTATCCTTTCCTGAAACCGTAGGGGCATGGTGGCTATTTCTACCAAAACGTAACCTCCCAGACCTCTTCCGGATCGAACTACATTGATTTTCTCCTTTGCCGCTAACTTCTTGTAATTGGGTATCGACATGATGGGAGCAAGTTCTTCTTCGGAAAGAGTGGAAGGATGAACTCCTTTCAGCGTGCGGCTTCTGCTATAGTCTGCCTTTCCGTTCACCATCACCGGTCGGTCATCGTAAGTCAGGTCATTGTAGGATATGCACAATATCTTTCCATAATACTCCATTTCATTTCTATTTATAAGGCAGATGCCATCTGTTGGGTCTCGTGCTGCAGCTGCATGAAATCCGATACAAATTCACATTGGTAGGTTTCAGTCCGTTTTCCGTCCACGTACACATCCACATCATTGGTCTTTCTGTGGACCACGAGTTTTACACGGGGACCGAAAGTGCAGGTCATGGTCTTCTCGCACTCCTCGAAGGTGGTTTCGCAGTTCGGAATGAAGTTCCCGTCAGTCAGTTTGCCGCCTCGCTTCAGGGCAAGAGTGCGTATCCGGCGCGCCTGATCGCTGTCACGGACAAAATTCAGTGCTTGCCACACAGCCTGACGGCTGCATCCGAATGTCTTCATCAAGAAGGTCTTGGTCTCGTTATCTGTCAAAATCTGCTTTCTCATATCGTCATACTTTTTAATCGTTATCGTTCGTTCAAAGGTTTTCAACGGCTTCCGCTATTTCCTAATCACCCGTCAGTATTTCATGAAGGCGTGTCCCTTTCTGCAGTTCTTCGACCAGCACCTGCATCGCTTCCTCACACACACAGCTCACATTCTCTATCACCCGGTAGGCATCCGAGTTGCTTATCTCATCCTCCGTCATGAATTGTCCAGCCAGCTCCATCGCCTGGTCAGCAATATTCTGCGTATGTGCCGTATTGCCTATCATTGTGCGCAACTTCTGTTTGAACAGACTCTCTGCTGTTCTCGGATTGAAATTCTTTGCCATAATCTAAATTTTAGAGGTTAATATCGTGGGGCGCGGGGAATCGAACCCCGGCGGCTTTCTACGCTTTCTCATTGTCGATTTACCAACTCTCCGGCCGTGCCTGCCGCCCCTGCCCGTCTTTCCGGGCTGCCAGTTATCCGACAATCTATTTGCCTTGTTCTTCTATCATCGAAAGGACAACCTTTCTGTCTTCATCCCAAAGCGGAAGCCCCAATTCGATGGTCCGTTTCACCACTTCCACCTCACCGGCCAGCCTTACCGCTTCTTTGCGGAAATCGGTATCGTCATACGCATGCGCCTTGCCAATCAGGAAGTCGGTCAGGTTGCCGATAACTTCCTTTTGCCGTTCACATTTCATCTCATAGTTCAGCACCCGTACATGAACATCACGGATAATCCGGCTGTCCCCATGTTTCTTGAAATCTTTGCAGAACTCATCCTTGTTCATCGAAGTGTTCAAATAAACCGCATGGATGTAATCAAAATCCTCTGCTGTAGGAGTTATTCCCGTCCGTTCCATAAATTCTTGCTGTGTCATAGTCTCACTTATTTAAATTCGTTTATAATCGGTTTCAAACTCACGCCGTAGCAACTCATCAAGCGGCGAATAAGGTTCCTCACATAAAAATCGGGGGCTGAAAACACAATCCCATTCTCTTCGGTGTATCTGAAGCTGATACCGTCCATCATCAACACGTAAGCAACCTTGTGCTTCACGCTCTGTGTCTGCGCCTTTTTTGTATATTTGGCGCGCTGTTTACATCTTAAACACGCTGCAAATATAGACAAGATTTCTCGATTATGAAAGAAAAACAACAAGAAAAATCGCCTATAAAGCAAAATATCTTGCTTTACTTAGAAAACAAAGGTGTAACCCCCTATGAATTCTATAAAGAATCGGGGGTTACAAGGGGAATTCTACAACAAAATAATGGAATCAGCGAAGACAACATAGCAAGATTTCTCGCTTATGCTCCAGATGTAAATATCGAATGGCTTCTTACCAGCAAAGGAAGTATGATAAAAGATGGTTCTACCGATATTCAAATATCGAATGATACAACCACTTCAGCTATGCCAACCACGTCCATGAACCCAGGCATCGGCACACCGTATTACGATGTGGATTTCATCGGCGGCTTTGATGAAGTGTTTAATTCACAGGTAAACATACCTGCCACCAACATTGTAATAAGGGGATTCGAGAAAGCCAGCCTCTGGTGCAATGTCACCGGGCACTCCATGGAACCCAAAATAAACCATGGCGACATCATCGCCCTGCGACAATGCACACTCAACGACATCCAGTATGGAGAGATCTATGCAGTGGTATTGGACACCATCCGTACCATCAAAATACTGCGCAGGTCGCCGGATCCAAGCAAGTTGCGCTTCATTCCCATTAATACAGAGGACTACGATGAGCAGGAATTCGACAAATCACGCATCATGAATGTCTTTGAAGTCATTGGAAGCATCAGCAAGTTCTTCTAATGAGGAAGCACATGCGTCATATCACCCAACATGCACAATAAGACGCACGCACACACTTTTCAAGGAATTTTCAGGGTAGCAGGACACAAAAACAACTGTAAATCAAATGTTTCGCGCTATATATATAATGTGTATCAATAAAAAAAGTGTCGTTTTTCCTATCTGAAAACAGCGAAAAACGGCACTTATTTACATTTGCTACATTCTTTCCTATTTCGGGCGAACCCTCCAAAATCCGAAAAAGTAACCCCTAAAGTAACCCCTAACTTAAAGAAGTAGTAACCCCTAACAGTAACCCCAATAGTAACCCCTAACTAAAAATACCACCCGTACAGACATAAAAAAAAGGGAGCCATAAGCTCCCCAATCAGCATTCAAAGAAATAACGCCTACAAGCCTTTCTAACGGCGTTATTATATCGTTCTAACCATTGCCCTTACTACCGCCCGAAATGAGCGTAGATTGCTTAATTATAGCCTTTTTCGTGCATATTGTGCCGTTACCAGACAGTCCGGCATGAAGCAGGTAATTCTTGGTTGCCCCCACCTGATCTGCTGTCAGAACCGTATAAACAGCCGATATACTGCTGAAATACCAGTCTTTCTGCTTCGTCCCGTCTATTTTATGCAGCAAATGCACATGAATCACTTTTGCCATACTCGTTTATATTATGCTGCAAATATACCAAATAATGCTTATTTAGAAGAATTTCAAGGCATCATATTTGAAAATAGACATAAAAAAACGGCCATACAGCCGTTCACACCATCATATAACAAAATCCATCAACCCAGCCATAAAACGGCCACACAGCCGAAAACAAAGCCCTTCCAGGCCGTTTTAGCCCCATCTGCAAGCCCGATGTAAAGCAATCCCCCGAATATCCGAAGAAAAGCCCCTCAAACGTAAAGCAGATGTAATCCCATGTAAAGAGAAAAACCGCTTCGAAATATTCAGCCCATTTTCCCGATCATGCCTAAACCCTTTGGTTTTCAAAACCTTTCGCCCATTTTTCCCGACCATTGAAAAAACCGCTTCGTTCTATGCCCCATACTTGGGTGGGTTATCTTTTGTGAGATGGCTGGAATATATCCAATGATTCGTCATAGATCGGGCTGTCGATCCCGAGGAATGACAGGACGCTGTGAAAGACATGATACTGCCCGACCTTTTTCTCCGGATCTATTTCCAGCGCTTCATCCGATGTCCACACGATGAACGGAATCTCGATCTGTTCCTTCGGCGCGACAAGTATGGGCACGCCGTGCATATACAGATTCCCCTCGCCGAGGGACTCTCCGTGGTCGGATACGAAGATCACGCAACTGCGCCTTTGGGGAATCCCGCGAAGAATTTCTATTACGGAATGAATGAGATAATCCGTGTAGACGATGGTGTTGTCGTAGGCATTCATCAGCTCCTTCGGATCCGCTTTGGACATCTCCACCGTAGTGCATACGGGACTGAACACCTCGAACTCCGGCGGGTATTTCTTATAGTACGTGGGGCCGTGGCTCGTGCTGGTATGGAGTACGACGAGCATCTTGTCCTTGCTGCCGGAGAGTATCTCTTCGCGGAGGCCTGCGAGCAGAATGCCGTCGTACCTGTCGTCGGCTTCGGGATTCCGCTCCTTGAGCTCTTTCGGCTTGTAGTATTTGTCGATATGTACGGGAGGCTCTCCCCAATTGTTGCTGCGCCATACCACATCCACGCCGCTGCGGTTGAGATAGTTCGGAAGGATTTCGTAAAGTTTGTTGGACGGCTTATGGTCGAGAATGGCCTTCACGCCTGCCGTGGTGTAGGTCGCGGCCGCATCTGCAATCAGTGCGGTCACGCTGTCTTTCTCCAGAAGCGGATTGGTCGGCTTGCTGTATCCGTATAAAGAGAAATTCTCCCTTCTGGCGGATTCTCCTATTATCAGCACGCATACATCCTTGCTGTCGGAAACGATCTTCGCGTTGGGCAGGGGAATCTCTTTCCGGTTCTGCTTCTTTACGGAATTATAGTAGCGTACGGAATTGACCGTATACGACCACGGCATGACCAGGCTGCCGAGCTTGGGCGCGTTGCGGTCGATCCACGGCCAGTTCTGCATATTGACCAGCGCGATGGCCAAAGAAACCGCCAATGCGATGCCCGTGCGGGCGAAAAAACGCTTCCAGCTTCCGTAGTCGAACCGCCTTGCAAAAATGTAGATGCATGGAACCACGCCCAGGAAGAGGAGATACCATACGGCAGACCATGAAAAGAATCCGGAAGCCTCCGAATACCGGGTGTTGAATACGTTCCCCATCATCTTGTCCGTGATGAGCACCTGGTATGTGTTTATGAAATAGAGGCTTATGGCATTGCCTATGAATGTGAAGGCAAGGATGCACTTTCCGACGAAGCGCCCGAGAAAGAGCACGAGGTAATAGACGAGAAAATTGAGCGCGAACATCAGCACGCCCAGCCCTCCGGTGATCAATACGCCGTTGAAGCCCCCTTCGATGTTGCCGAGCACCAGCCGGAAGAACGGCCAGTGGAACGCCACGAGCGTAAACAGGCTGAGTACCGAAGATATGCGGGTGAGGTCAGTCTTTTCTTTCAGAAATTTTACCATTTGATAACTGTTTTATAAAATGTAAGGATCACTCCCGCGCATAGGACAAGAAGCGTAAAGTTGAAAAGAATCGTCAACGGGATGTTTACCGTATGCGCCGGAGCCATATAGGGAGTTTGTGCCACGGAAGCGTCGTATCGTGCGAACGGATTGGTGTAGATCACCTCTCCGTCGGGAAAGTAGGCCGTAATACGTGCGTAGGGGTCATTGTCCCTCATGGTATAGCTGGCCGCGGACGAGTTCCGGGCCAGCGACAGAGTGGTGTGATCCTGTCCTGTCACCTTGATACTGTCCGCCTGGCGCGACAAGGCGATGTAGATCGTTTCGCCGTCGAGTCCGATCTTCTCGACCGACGGCAGATTCCTGTTTCTGGCGTATTTCACCTCCCAGTCCCCATGTCCGTAGTCGGGAATGCGCATCGCATAATAGCACCCTCCGAGAAGCGTTTCCTTTATGTCTTCATACCTCGCCGACGGACAATGCAGGAAATTGCACCTTACGGCGATACGACTGGACTTATCAGGATAGTGCAGGTCGTCGTTGGCCAGTCCGAAACTGTAATGCCCGGCGCTGAGGGCCCAGTCCCAGTACTCGTTTTCGGTGCTCTTTCCGCTGTCGAGTTCCATGATCCTGTAACCGCCGAGTTTCTGCATGAGGCTTTTCGACGTGCCCGTCGTTCTCAAGGGGTGATTCATCTGGATGAAATCGGACTCCTTTCCGAGCAGGTCTAACTGGAATTGTTTTTGGGAAGCGAAAAGCGGGATCAAATGATCGAAGCGGTTGACTTCGTCGCAACCGAATACCAGCTTATGGTATTTGAATAGGTTGATACCGTGTTCGTAGACATTGACCTGCAACAGGGAATCGTACGGATGTAGGGTCAATTCATTGTGATTCGAGAATGTTACGATGTCATATCCGAATTTCCGGTAGGCTTCATCGGTTTCGGCCGGCCAATATTCGCACTCGTTCAGGATGCCCTTTACGCGCGTATGCGTATGAAAATTGGCTCGTTTCCAGCATATGTCGGATTCCCCCCCCCGGTATGGGTTAAAAATGTCGGGGCCGCTGAAGGGTTTAGCCTCACTGAAATCATATACAGGGCTTACGCTTGTCACAAAGATTGCCAGCAAGGCGATCAGTATGAGCGAGACGATGGTTTTGCCTAATGCGACCAATATCTTTCGCAGCATGTAAATCAAAGTTCGTTCATTTGGATGCAATGCGTTTCCCATAAATTAATGGCTGAAGATAATTGCTGCAAAGTTAACAAAAATGCGGCAAGAGCAAAAGGGAAAATGGATGTGTAGAAACGACTAAATTCGAATTTGGACATTAAAGTAATAATTGGGAATATTTTTGCGGGTGGGAGCGCGAATGCGGGTGGGGGCTCAAACCGGAATGGGATACCCTTTCCGGCGCTTTCTGGCGGCGGTTGGTGAAAATAATCCGCGCTTTCGGGCGGTTTCTCGGAAAGAAGCGTTATCTTTGCCGCAGGTTTGGTGCTCTCCTTCCCGGGCGTGGAAGAAGGGTGAAAAGGGAATCGGGTGCAAATCCCGGACAGTCCCGCTGCTGTGAAACTCCGTGAAGGTTTCGAACATCTCAGCCACTGATCCGCAAGGATCGGGAAGGCTTCGGAACAGGAGTCAGTCAGAAGACCTGCCAAGTCGATTCGATGTCAAAGGGCCCCGAGGGATGGGTGTTTGATTTCGGTTGTATACTGCATGATAATTTTAATTCCGATGCTGTTACAAGGATTGTTGTGCCGTTTTCGGCACACGGGTTTTGCTTTGCGGGAACGGCTCGGCCTAAAACGGGATTCGGTATGGAATTACTCGAACGATTGCTATTTGGTTCCGATTCGCTTTGGGGCGGCGGTGTCGCCCACTCGGTGATGATCCTGGCGCTGGGCATCGCACTCGGCATCATGCTGGGCAAGGTGAAGATCGCCGGGGTGTCGCTGGGTGTGACGGGTATTTTGTTCGTCGGCATCGCGTTCAGCTATTTCGGCATGAACATCGACGAGCACCTGATGCACTTCCTCAAAGAGTTCGGACTGATTCTCTTCGTCTATTCGATCGGTTTGCAGGTCGGTCCCGGATTTTTCTCCTCGTTCCGCAAGGGCGGCGTCACGCTGAACAAACTGGCCGTACTGGTCGTGGCGCTCGGCGTCGTTACAACGGTTGCCCTTTATTATGTCACCGGGCTTCCGATGACGACGATGGTCGGCGTGATGTCGGGTGCCGTGACCAATACCCCGGGGCTGGGTGCCGCGCAGCAGGCTTTCAGCGACCTGCACGCCGGAGCCGATGCCCCGGATATCGCGACAGGCTATGCATTGGCCTATCCGCTCGGAGTGATCGGAGCCATCCTGACCCTGCTGGCGTTGCGCTATCTGCTGCGTATCGACGTGCGGCAGGAGGAAGAGGCGGCAGGTTTGGGTACGGACGTGCTGAAAGACCTGACGACCCGGCGGATTTCCGTCGAAATCTGCAATCCTGCCGTCGAGGGTAAAAGCATCTCCGGAATACGCCGTTTGGCCCTGCGCGATTTCGTCGTGTCGCGGATTTGCCGTCCGGGCGAAGCTCCTGAACTGGCCGATGCTGCGACGACGCTCCGCTGCGGCGACCGGATTTTGCTCGTGGCGGCGCCCAAAGATGCCGAGGCACTGGTCGCGTTGCTCGGCCGGGAGGTGGACGCCGGTCCGATGATGCAGGATCGGAAGATGATTTCACGGCGAATACTTATCACCAAACCCGAGCTGAACGGCAAGACACTTGCCGAACTGCGCATCCGCTCCACGAGCGGCGTC